ACAGTCCTCTCCCCCCGAACGTCTACCAGCACCAATAGGGCGCTGACCAGCGGGTTTTACGAGTTCCTGACCTGGGACGACGCAGCGTGAGTGGCACGACCGACTCCGACGACCCTGTGGGCACTTTGCTGGGCCGCTTAGAGGCTTTGCTGGAAGCGCATTGGCTGACGGCGCTGTCCGGGGATGTGAAGGCCGCCGAGCTGGTGCGCCGCTTGTTGCAGCAGCAGGCCGAGATGTACGGAATGCGCGGCAAGGCGTCTCTGCCGGCGGCTGACGAAGGTGACGATGAGCTCGCCAAGCTCCGCGCTCGCCGCGCCTCCTCGTAAGGGGTCGACCGAGCCGCGGCTATTCACCCCGCCGCTACGGGAACTCACCCCGGAAACCTCCTGGGGCTTCGAGTGCATCGACTTCCTCGAGAAGGTGCTCGGCTGGGAACTGCTGCCGTACCAGAAGTGGCTCTACATCCACGCGCTGGAGAAGGATCTAGCCGGTACAGGGTTTCGGTTCTCGACGATTGTTCTGCTGATAGCTAGGCAGAACGGTAAGACGCTGTGGCTCAAAGGTCTCGGGCTGTGGCGGCTCTACATTGACGGCGCCAAGCAAGTCCTGATCTCCGCCCAGAATCTCGAGTTCGCCGAAACGACGCTCTCCGAGGCTGTCGACGAGGTGAAGAACAACCCGATCCTGTTCGCCGAGTTCCAGAAGTTCTCGCAGACCAACGGCAAGTACAAGATGGTGCTTAACGGCGGCCGGGAGTGGCGGGCGGCGGTGTCGACCCGTAAGGGCGGCCGGTCCCTGTCGGTGGATCTGGCGATGCTCGACGAGTTGCGTGAGCATCAGAACTGGTTGGCGTGGAACGCGATCGTGCCGACGACGACGGCCAGGCCGCGCTCGCTGGTGGTCACCGCATCGAACGCCGGTGACGCCACAAGTGTGGTGTTGCGGTCGCTGCGTGATGGCTGTGTTCAGCGGATCATCACCGGGCAGACCGCCGACACCCGCACCGGCCTGTTCGAGTGGTCGGCATCGGATGAGGTTGATCCGCTTGATCCGCAGTACTGGCCGATGGCTAACCCTGCGATGGGGCACTTGTTCGATGAGGGTGTTCTGGCCGGCCGGGCTGAGGCGATGTTCGACAACATGGCCGGCTTCAAAACCGAGCACCTGTGCCAGTGGGTTGACGCCCTGGAGGCGGGGATCATTCCGGCCGAGCACTGGGCCGCCACGACCGACCCGGAGTCGAAACGTTCCGAGGACGCTGCGGTGTGGGCGTCGGTGGATGTGAACTTCGAACGCACCAAAGGCTATGTGGCGATTGCGTCTAGGCGACTAGACAACAAGTTGCATATCGAGGTGATCGCGGCCGAGCGTGGCACGGAATGGATCGTGCCGTGGCTGACTGAACGTAAGGATCGGTTCGCCGGGGTTGTGGTGCAGGCCCGGGGCGCTCCGGCGTCCGGGCTGATTGATCCGCTCAAAGAGGCGGGCATCGAGGTGCTCGAGCTCGGCGGTTCGGAGCTGACGAAGGCCTACGGCTACATGTTCGACATGATCTGCGAGCACAAGGTCGCTCATCGTCCCGCTCCGGTGTTGGATGCCGCGGCTGAGGGTGCGAAGGCCAAGATCATCGGCGATTCGTGGGTGATCGACCGCAAGAGCTCCACGGTGGACTCCTCACCGCTGGTCGCCTGCTTTCAGGCGGCGTGGGGTGAACAGATCCATGACCAAATCAGCGTCTATGCGTCAGAAGACGTGCTGATTCTCTGACGACGACAAGGAAAGGCGGTGATTATGCGCCGTAATCGCATCATTAAGCAGGCGCTTCGCCGCCGTTATGCAGTGACTTTGAAGCACGATCAGTCGACCTTTTCGGGTGTTTTATCCGATTGGGACGCTGAGTGTTTCGTGTTTGCGCAGTGTTCCACCATTCCTGCGGTCGCTGGCGAGACGCCGGAACCGATCTCCAGCCCTGTGATTGTTGACCGCGCCACCGTCGCGTACTTGCAGGAGCTGACTTGATCCTCTCCAACGGGCAAGTGAAGACGCTTGCGCCCCAGGCTTTCGCCGAAATCGCGCCCCAGTTCTACAACTCCTACTTCGTTCCCCGCTCCGGGCTGGACCTGGAGACCAACTTCGCCACCTACGCCCAGCTTTATCAGAAGCAGCCGTGGGTGAACACGGTGGTCAACAAGATCGCGAACCTTGTTGCCCGCCTGGGTGTGAGTGTGTGGGATGAATCCGATTCGTCGACCAAGGTATTGGACTCGGCCGGCCCCTACGCCAAGCTTTTGGCGAAGCCGTGCCCGGACATGGATCAGTACAGCTTTTGGATGTGGATCGCCGCGACACTGGAGATCAACGGCGAAGCTTATTTGATCAAGCTGCGCGATGATCGCCGCAAAATCATCGGCCTGGTGCCGATGCATCCGGCGCAGACCAAGATTCACCGCGCCAAAGACGGCACCGTCACCTATCAGTTCCTCGGGCATCCGAATCAGGAGTTCGACGGTGACGACATCGTGCCGTTCCGCACCTTCGACCCGTTCGGTGCGATGCGCGGCATGAGTCGGTTGGAGCCGCTGCGGTCGACGTTGATGAACGAAGACTCCGCACGGCGTGCCACGGCGTCGTGGTGGCGCAATATGGGCCGCCCCTCAATGGTGTTGCAGACCGAGAAGAAACTCGGACCAGAGGGACGCCAGCGGGTGCAGGAGGCGTTCCGGGCGGTGGCCGGCGGATCATCGAATGCGGGCGGCATCATCGTCCTTGAGGATGACCTGAAAGCCACCTCGATGCAGCTCTCCGCCGAGGAGATGCAATACATCGAGTCCCGCAAGCTCAACCGCGAGGAAGTGTGCGCGGTGTTCGACATCCCGCCCACCGCCGTGCACATCCTCGACAACGCGACGTATTCCAATGTCGAAGAGAACCTGCGCAGCGTCTACCGCGATTCGCTGATGCCACGCATCATTTTCCTCGAGTCGATCATCAACTGGTACGTCGGATCGGAGTTCAACGGGCAGAAAGTGGCCCGGTTCAACACCTCTGACGTGTTGCGAGGCGACTTCGACAAGCGTGCCGATGCGATGGCCCGCCTGGTCACCGCCGGCATCGCCAAGCCGAAGGAAGCCAGGACGATGTTCGACCTGGACGACGCCGGCCCGATCGCTGACCGGCTGTACGCCAACTCGGCGATTCAGCCGTTGGGTGCGGAGAAGCCCGCAGCGCCGGCGCCGCTGGAACTACCGGAACCGGATCAGCCTCAGCAGCCCGGCCAGGTTGATGCGGCTCCGCCGATCAAGTTCATGCGTGACATCGGCGGTCTGATCGGCCGCGGCAAGAGCATTCAAGACGCAGCCCGCACCTTATTGGACAAGCACCCCGGCGAGGAAGACGCCATTAGGCGGGCGTGCGAGTTGATTATTGAGAGGCAAATCTGATGAACGTCGACACGAAGAGCGTTGAGGCGTCCGTTTCGGCGGTGGATTCGGAGAACCCGAACGGCGAGTTCGACGTGATCCTGTCGACCGAAGCTCTGGACCGCGACGGCGAGAACCTGTACATCGACGAGTGGAAAACCCCGCTGCCGGATCGGATCACGTTCGACTCCGATCACGGCATGAGCGTGGCCACCACCGTCGGCTCTGGTGTTCCCAGCCTCGAGGATGGGGTGTTGCGGGTACGTGGCACGTTCGCCTCCACCGAACACGCACAGAACGTGCGGACGCTGGTCAACGAAGGCCACATCACGAAGACGTCGGTGGCGTTCCGCGCGATCCGGGACAAGAAGGCCAACACGGTGACTCGCGAGCTGCTCAATGGGGCGTTCGTGGCGGTGCCGGCCAACGAACAGGCTGTCGTGCTGTCGAGCAAGTCGGCCAAGGCCGCCGAGAACCCGTCGCATGAGCAGAACATTCACGACGCCGCGGTGGCGTTGGGTGCGATGTGTGACGGCATCAAGGCCGCAACAGAGGCGCAGACGAAAGCCCTTCTCGACGATGAGGCGATCGACCCGGCGAAGATCCTGGCCGGTATCGACGCCATCCTCGATCAGGCCCAGGAGTTGACCGTCAATGTCGACCGGGAATCGCTTCCCGCCGAGGTGACCCAGGCGCTGGACATGTTGTTCGGTGTCGGGCCTGCCGTCGATGAGGTACTCGAAGCGTTGGGGATCTATGACCCCGACGAGATCGAGGATGAGACTTCCGGTGAAGAGACCGGAGAACCCGCAGATTCCGCCGAAGAGCCTGCCGCCGCCGCCGCGAAAGCCGCCGCCGCCGTGGACGATTCCGCCGAAAAAGCGGCATTGCGAGCCCGTTCGCTCGCATTCCTGATCCACAAAAACATCGAGCTCTAGGAGGAGCTAAGCATGACTACCCGTGAGGGCTTGCGTCAGCAGGCCAATGAGCTGGCGGCCGAGGTTTCGACCAAGTCCGCCGCGTTCGAGAAGGGCGACATCACTGCCGCCGAGTTCTCGGGCTACATGGACAACATCGAAGCCAAGAACGCCGAGATCGCCTCGGCGATGAAGGCATACGACCAGGCTGCCCGCCTGGCCGGCGCCGCGGATCTCGCCCCGCAGGGTGCGGCCGAGCCGGTCGACAACCGCCGCAAGGCCGTCGACGAGGCGTACAGCCGCATCAAGGCTGCCGCCTCGGGCCACGCCCGGGAGTCGGTGGACTTCGAGATCGGCTTCAAGACGCAGGGCGTTTCCTCGCTGATGGGCGAGGCCGCCTCGGGCACCTCAGCCCCGTCGGCGCTGAGCGGTTACTTCCTCGGTGGTGCGGCCGGTCCGGTCATCACCCCGGAGTTCGTGCCGGGCATCGTGGAGCTGCGGTTCTACCCGAACCAGATCGCTCAGCTGTTCCCGACCATGCCGGTCACCTCGCCGGTTGTGTCCTACGTCCGGGAGTCGGCGTGGAGCAACGCCGCTGCTGGTGTCGCCGAAGGTGCCACCAAGCCCACCTCGACCAACTCGGTGACTCGTTACACCGAAGAGGTCGGAAAGGTCGCAGCCCTCAGCCGGGTCACAGACGAGCTGATCGCCGACGCTCCTGCCTTCTGGAGCCTGGTGCAGCAGCGCCTGGCTCAGGGCGTCATCCGCAAGGAAG